TACGAATGTCCTTTACCAGGAAAGGCCAAGATGGGTGTTCTTACTTAAAAACAAGACACCTTATATGAGTATAATGCTAATCATGGATCGCGAGACGATGCTCACCGTTGGTACTATTATTTGTGCACTCGCTGTTATCTTTTTGTTCAGGGAAATGAATAAAACGAAACAGGATATTGACAACTTTAAGAACTTCTCAGAGCATCTCGTGCGTCAACTTAATGCACCAGCAATTGAGACTGAGGGGGCCAGAGAAGAACCTCAAGAGGAAGGAAAAAGTGAGGAATAAACATATTCACTTATTGTAACTTGCGAATGCGCAATGAAAAAATACAAGGCTATTGCAATACCTGTCAGCTTTGCTGATGACAAGCCCAAATTTCTAACCGTGAGAGATCGACGATTTAAGGATTGGATATTTGTGACTGGTGGGTGTCGGAGACGAGAAATCTTTAATCCTCTCCGGTGTGCCCTCAGAGAGTTAGAAGAAGAGACACGGGGTGTAGTCGCCCTCAAGAGTGGTGAATATACCACGTACAAGTTTACAGTTAAAGAAAGTCCGACCGTCGACCTTGAGTACAATGTATTTGTATTTTTCGTCGACTATAAAAAAAATGAACAACAATTACTCGTTAAAAAGTTTTATGAAGAAAAGCAAAAGACTAACCTAAAGAAGATTCAAAAACAACCAATAAAAAAAACATTTGACGAAAATGATTATATGAGTTTTGATACTCTTGAAGAGTTTAATACACGTAAACGCTGGAAGTTGATTGTTGATAATGTGTTGAAGAATCCAGAATTTTACGCGTGTGTAACTTCCCTCAATAGAAAAACATTTTCTATTAAATAGAATGAAGTCAAAGGCTTACATCTTAATGCAGATTGGAGAACTCCTCAGAACGAACCGAGGACTCTGTGACGAAGAAGTTGAAGAATGGCTCAAAGAAAATGAAGAAAAAACAGTGTGTGAACTTCTCACGATCAAGAAGACTATCTCAGAAACGTACGAGTATCCGGATGTATCCTGTACACGTCGGTTTAGAGAATAGACACCATACATTGGTAAGTATTAAATGTTTAAACGTTGGTGTGCATCTCAAAATTTTAACAATGCAACCAATCTATCACATGTGCTCATGGACGGTGGAGTCCTTTCCGTGCCTTTTGATAGATTGAATGAGTTTTATGAAAAGTATATAGAAGCTGTAAAGTCTGGTGAAAAACTGTTCGTGGTTGAGCAGAAGAGTCCAGTGTATAACTTTTTTGTAGACATCGATTACAAAGATGACAGATCTCTCACGATTGATGAAATCCGTGACATTTGTAAAATCATATGTGATAAAGTGAAGCGACATGGTGGTAAAGAATGTGTCATCTCTGTATCACCACCCAAAAAAGCTGGACAACTCACAAAAACTGGTGTGCATCTCAATTGGCCAGATCTTGCGGTGGACCAGGCATCGGCGCTTGCACTCCGGGAACACATCCTCGTCGCCCTCACGAGAGCCAAAGGGTCTCTCGATTGGAATGAAATTATAGATCTCTCTGTATACGGAAATCTCACACGACGAACCAAGGGGAGTGGTCTCCGAATGCCTTGGTCACATAAATTAGCAAAGCATAACACATGCAATGGCCAGGGGTGTCCAGAGTGTGATGGGACGGGTAAAAATATTCAAGTCGCCTATCTCCCCATTTTCATATATAAACACGGACCCTTGAGTACATTGATGAGAATCGATCAGCAACCATGTCTCGATATTCTCAAAATGTCAGCGGTTCGCACCGATGCTCCACAGAATGTCGTGGTGGAACATCCATCTGTTGTGATCAAGGAGGGTACGTTTACAGACGCACAGACAAAAGATGAACTCCACGATGAAGAGTTGAGATCTATGATCGAGGATTTTATTCAGAAAAATATGGAGGGTCAAGGTGGGGCTATAATCACAAAACTCTTTAGACACAAAGATACATATCTCGTATCAACAAACTCAAAGTATTGTGAAAATCTGAAGAGAGACCATGGCTCAAATCACATTTGGTTTTATATCAGTGGTCGTGTTATTGCACAAAAATGTTTTTGTCGATGTGAAACCATACGAGGAAGACGCGACGGGTTTTGTAAAGATTTTTATGGACGCAAACATGAACTTCATTCTAAAATTGTGGACAAGTTGTATCCCCAAAAGAGTGATATTCAAAAATGTCCAGAGATTAAAAAGTTTGAAGATAAACCAAAAGTCAAACATGTTGATGTGAAACCCAAATTGGAATCATTTATCCAAAGATTTCTTGATGGTCAGAAAGACACACGAGTGATTAGTGTCTCCAGACAGAATAATAATTTCATAGCCCTCACAACCTCAAGTTATTGTGAAAATATCAAAGGTACACACAACGATGGTATCACAATGTCATATGAAATCAAGAAGAACAAGATTAATCAGAAATGTCCGGCATGTAAGAAGTCCAATGTGAGAACACATATATTAAGTACAAGTGTTGTCAAAGGGTTGTATCCAAGTTGAAAAAAATAAGCAATACTATCAGAAGATGTCACTCATTCTGATTGGCGCCACTTTATATATGGTATACAAACTTGTTGATGAGATTGAACATAAAGAGCCAATACCCCAAGTTGATCCATTTCATATGTATTCGGGTGTACATCCAGAACTTTACAAGGAATATCTTGACAATATGAAACTGTACAGAGACACACAGTCCAAGGAGTTTCTAAAAAAAGCTATATACAGCCTTGAAGAACTTGCATTATACGCTGAACCAGAATACACTGAAGAAATACATGAAAAGATACTTAAACAAGAGTCTTTATTTATATAAAAATGGTAGATACCAGAACAAGATCTGGACGAATTATTAAAAAGCCCGTCACATTCAAGCCCACTGAAAATGTATTAGAAGACGATTACGCAGAAGACGAACACGACACTGACTTTGATTCTGATATCGACACAGACGACGAAATCTATTCCGGGAGTGAGAGTGACTACGACGACGAAGACGAGGATGAGAATGGCAATTTGGAGGGGTTCGTTGTGGATGATGAGAGCGAGGAAGAATAGACTTAAAAAGATCCCGTGCTATATTAAAAAATGGAAACAGATATAGGAAATCCTATTGATTATGATCCATCGATTGATTCATTGAAAGATGATAAGATTGAAGATAATACATACCAACGGGAAGAACAACAGGACCCGTATTATTTTCAACCTCAGATGTCACATCATGATATGATGTACCAGAATCAACCACAAGCTACTAGTACTGATATATTCGCGAATGTCGAAAAGTCGACTTGGATTATAGCGTTCGCAGTATTCTTACTTGGCTTTTTCATGGGGAAAACCATGCAACCAGTCATACTCAGATACACTTGAGTACCCAACAAACGTACCAATCGCACCAACCTTTGGTGGTATGAAGCGGTCTGTCACCGGACCTCTATACGTATCTTCTATAAACCCCTTTATAGTACTCGCCTCCTCCATTTCCTCTGTTTTGTTTTTTACTTTAAGTTCTGGATTAAAAAACAAAATAAAGAATGCACTAGTCAAAATGACGGTGATTAATATAGTTAACATTTCTTTTTACAATTAGGTTATATTTTATTTCATTTACGCGGACGACACTTCTGGCTCACCTTCTTCTGTAGACTCTTCAATCTTTGCATCGGTGGATGACTCAGTCTCGGTGTGTTGCTCGCGGAACTTGCGACGTTCTTCAATCTCAGCGGCAACAATTGCATCCGCTTCCTTGACGAGCTCCTCAATTGGAGCATCTGGCTTTTCCTTTTGGAGACGCTCGAGGACTTCAGCTGGGTGACTGACGGGTGGTTCGTCGGGCTTGGTGTAGAATCGAGAGTTGTCATCACCCGGGGTCATGTGAGACGTAGAACTCATCATACCTTGCTTGCGTTCTTGGAACATGCGAGCTGCTTGGGATTGATTCTCTCTGTATCCAACCATGATTTCTTCAAGCTTTTGGTCGGTGTAGTGAACATCCTCAATCGCCGTTGGATCCGGTGGAATTAACAACCACTTGTACATGTCAACGACGTAGATATCAAACGTGGCATCTTCCTTTTGAAGACGCTTGGCGTGATTCGCGGCTTCATCCTTCGACGCAAAAGCACCACGGATCTTAATTCCAAACTTATCATTCTTCTGTGGGGCTTCTGGACCAATCACAGAAAGGCACGCGTAGAGTTGACCGGGAACAGTTGTGTAATCTTGTTCGAGAGACATGATATTATATGTTGTATTGCATTTAAAACTTTAAGCCAACTTAAAAGCAATTATGTACTCTATGTAAATGAGAACATTCTGGGATAAACAATCGTGGGCGACGGGGTTGAGTGCACAACGCACAAAGAAAGCAGATCCTGAAAAACTCCCTGATGGTTTTGAATGGTCGACGCATTCGATTGATACAATTTACACTTTTTTAAAAGAAAACTACGTGTCAGATGACAATTTTAATTTAAGATATACCGTGGATTCCCTCAAGTGGGCTATAGAGGTTCCGGGTCATCAAAATATTTGTATAGATGACACACATACAAAGGAACTAATAGGTCTTATATGTCTGACACCATTAAACCTAAAACTAAACGACACAGAAGTTAGGGCTGTACAAGTAAACTTTTTGTGTGTACACAAAGAGTATAGAGGTAAGAAGATTGTAGAATATCTGATTACAGAAGCAAAACGCGTTTCGGAAAATAAAAATAGAAATCAATCAATTGCCACTATACATCATTCAATTCCAGGATCAATTTTAAAGTCCTCATATTGGCATCGTCTCATTAATGTACAAAAATTATCAAAGTGTGGCTTTTATACAACAAACCGACCCAAGGCAAAAGTCTTTGAAATACGAGGTAGATCGTATTTTAGAAAGATGGTATCCAGTGACGTCCCCAA